CTGATGCAGTAACAATCGCCCGAGCAAAAAAGTACCTAAGATTTTTGCTCGACCCCGACAACTCGTGACAAGATAATCCGACTTGACAATCAAAATAATGCGTGTATACTAGTAGATAGAGAGGGATGATCATGACAAAAATCTACGCAATTGCAGCAGGTGAATACTCAGATTGGAGAATTGAAGCTGTTTATCTTGATGAAGAGTTAGCTAAGCAAGCTCTCGCAAAAATTGAGCTTATCAAACCAAGAGATTCTTGGGAAATTGTCGACTATGAAATTTCAACAGAACTCCCGCTCACAGTTGAAACAGTTTCGTACCAAGCGATCGTACTTGCGGGGGGAAAATTAGAACAACGTTCCTACGAATCCAGTCCATACCACGAGTATCGAAGCACCGAAATTGTCTGGCCACCTAGTGAAATTACAGCAAAACCTGTCGATGTCCAAGTTACGCGCGTGGCCTTCGAGGGTTCCCGAGCAAGAGTTTACGCCAGAGGTACAGATCTTGAGCGTACAAAGCGAGTTTTCTACGATCGCTTAGCACAAGTTCAAGCTGAAAATGCAGGCTTCTAGTGGCAAATATCCTAGAGAAATATGACGCAAGTCACTCACAAGTCGAAGCTTTCAAAACCTGCCCACGGAGACACTTTTATGGTTACGGACTCGGAATTACAAGCAATACGCCGGGCATCCAGCTTGTCCGAGGAATTATTGGACACGCTGTCCTCGCTGAGTATTACCAGGGTCTTAAAGATGGACTCGGCCACGATGAATCTCGTCGGCGCGGATCTAGGCTACTTGCAGTTCTCATTACAGAAACTCCGGACTTTTACAATAAGGACAGTCTCCAGCTCGAACTCGCGACAACCCTTAGAGATTATTTTCGGTGGGTCGAGCCCGAAGCGGAAGAAATCCAAGTCCTCGAAGTCGAAAAAGTCTTTGAAGCTAGGATCAATGAAAATTTCAGCTTGCCCTTCGTTGTTGACCTTATTGTCCGAGTTCCCGGATCTGGCATCGAAGCATGGGACCATAAATTTGTGTGGGACTTTTTCAATCCGAAAACGCTCGATCTATCTCCACAGCTACCTTTGTACTACGCTGGACTTAGAATGCTTGGATCCGACAAGCGTTACGCAACTGCAACAGTCCGATACAACGAAATTCGATACCGAAATACAAGAGAAATTGAGGGAGACTATACAAAACGATTTAATCGACCCGCTCCGAGGATTTCTAAGCAGCGAGTCATCCAAACTATGGAAGAGCACATTCGAGTCGGTGAAACAATCTATAGACTCCGACAATTACCTATAGAAGAATGGGATAAATGGGCCTATCGAACAGGAAATAATAAAACCTGCACGTTCTGCGGCTTCCAGGCTATTTGTGTCGGAGATTTAAACGGTGAGGACAGAAGAAACTACATAGGCGTAGACTACAAGAAAAAGGTGAAACGTGAAACTCAGCGAGTACTCGAACCTAGTCCAGAAAACAGGGATCTACCCTCGGGACACAGTAGCTGAAGCACTAGTTTATACCGGTCTCGGATTGACGGGGGAGGCCGGAGAATTAGCTAATCAGATCAAGAAAATTATCCGAGACGACAGGGGAGAATTAACTGAAGAGCGCCGACAAAAACTCATTGACGAACTAGGCGATGTATTCTGGTATGCAGCAGCAACGGCCAGAGAACTTCATATCACAGTCGAAGAAGTCCTAATCCGAAACTCGAACAAACTTCTAGCCCGACAAAAGGCCAACACAATTCAAGGGGACCAGCGAGATGGTATTTAGTAAATGGAATCTTGCTGCGCTAGAAAATGCACTAGAGCCAGATTACAACCAGCGTCCGACAAAATTCATGGGGATGTTTTATGGAGACAACGGATCTGGAAAATCCAAGCTGGCTCTCGAAGTGGCGGCCGATATCACTCCGGTATCTAAGAAAATACTCTATGTCGACACATCATCTGGATTCCAGACAATCAGAAATCACCCCGACCTGGATGCAAAGTTGCGCGGACGTATGCTGCTACTTCACTTCGACGGGGAAATTCAGCTCAAGGAACTCGGTAAAGCGCTTCGATCCCACGCTGGGGGATTTGGTAATGTGGCGACGCTCGTTTTGGATGAAGCGTCGACAATGGGGCAATACATTCTTGATGTTGTTGTCGAAGGGCGAGCCCAAGCTGACGATTCCAAGGAAGAAAACTTTGCCACTCGACCTGATTATGCAATTGCCGGTAATAAGTTCCGATACATCATGCAACAGTTTCAGTCGATACCCACGCTTAACCTTTTGACAGTTGCGCATTACCGGACTGATGAGGTAAAGGGTTTTCAGAAACTTTCCCCAGCTTTTCAACCTCAAGTGGGGAATGCAATCCGAGCGGAACTCGAAATGATCGGGTTCTGTGAATTAAAGGAGGTAAAAACTGGCAAGGATGTTAAGCTAGTCCGACAAGTCCAAGTCTGGGGAACAAATCTTGCCCTAGCGAAAACAAGGGTCCAACTAGACGGAAAGCCGATGCCTACTGAACTACCGCCAGAAGAAGTCCAACGAGCAATTCGTGAGTACGTGCTAAGTAACAACACAAGTCAAGTCAGTAAAGAACTAGAACCTGTGGAGGTTTGATTCAAATGGGCATGTTTAATACAGAAGATGTCGCAGCCGCAAATGACGACCCGTTTAATTTGCCAGAGGGCCGACACGTCACGAGCATTACTAAGTCCGGGCCGAAATCATTCAAGGGTAGTGACGGCACGGAGTACAACACCTGGGCAATTGTCTTCCACTGTGAAGATCCTGACCAGGACCAGGAGCACCTGTTTTTCCTTGGTGGAGATTCCAAGCAGCAGGCTCGCACAAATTCCAACATCAAGAAGATGTTGTCGGCTCTCGAAATTCCCGAGGACGAGTGGGATGATATCTCCGAGGACCCGGAAAAGCTTGTCGGGTTCGAAAATGTCGTGATCGAGCGCAAAGCAGGAAAGAAGGCCGGGCAGGTCTTCACGAATATCATCGGTCTTGCATCCGATGATGATTACCAGGTGCATGATTCGGCGGTGTCTGCTCGCGAAGAAGTCGGAGCGAATTCTTCTGGCAGTAATCCTTGGGCCTGAGATAAACTAGTGTCGGGGTCATAGAAAGGAATCCCGACATGGGCACGCGAGTTGGTTAATTTTTACGTCGGGCCTCGGGTAAGGCGAAAGCAAGGTTATGGTAGAGCCGAGGGAGCGGGAGGGGTGCCCCGCATAAAAATCCTATTTAAGGAGAGCATCATGGATTTTGCAATGTGGACTTTCATCATCGTTGCCATTCTACTCGTTCTGGCACTCGCCGGATTCTTCATCAGGAGATAATTGATGGCCTCGCCCATTCTGAAGTATTTTGACTACGAGCATCTCCCTGCAAACTTGCAAGAAGTTAGTGCGCCATTCAGAAGTCTTGCTACCTTTGCAGAAACTACGTTGCCAGACGGCCCCGAAAAATCGGCGGGTCTTCGTAAACTCCTTGAAGCTAAGGACTGTTTTGTAAGGGCGGCTTTGTGAAGCGTAAGATTGCATCCATCCTTGCAGCTGTCGGAATTTTGACGGCTGTCGGAATTACCAACGCGGAAGCAGGTCAGTATTGGCAGTGTCGAAGCGGTTACCATTCTGTCGGAACTTCTAGCGCAAGTTACGCGGGATATTTGGCAGCCATTGGTTATTACTGCACCTCAAATTCCACCTATCATTGAGGGGCTGATTTATGAGTCAGGCATCTGATTTTTTCCAGCGCGTCAATCAAGTTCTCCGAGGTTGGGGATATGACGTTGAGGAACAAGAGGGGTGCTGGGGACGAAGTAATGGTTCATCGTGGGCTGCTGGAATTCCTAGAGCACATACGAATCATCACTTCGTAATCCCACTTAGCGCCCCGTTTATGTCGGGAGTGAATAATGTCACCTATGGAGACTCCACCCTCCAAGGACCAAAATGCAATTATTACGGAGGCGTGGACCCGACTACTGGGAAGAAGCGCATCCGATTTATTGCAGTGGGGACAGCCAACCATCCCGGACAAGGAAACACGACGAATCGCGATCGAGTCCTTAATGACATCGAACCTATTGGATGGGCAGCAACTCACGGAATTTCCGACAACTGGAGTGGTGCTACAACTGTCTATGCAGGAACAGAATTGCACCACCCGGGAGATTCCACGCCTTGGCCGCCAGGACTAATTGAAATCGCTCGGGATATTAATGCAGCGATGTGCATTGTCGGTGGCTGGACTTGGAAACGTTGCCATATGCACGCGGAACATTCTTCCCGCAAGATTGATATGTCCTTTCACACTGTCAACGGAGGTTTCGATCTTCGACAGCTAATTAAAGGACGACTCGAAGGCGGAGTTATTCTCCCGACACCCCCGGAACCAACAGAAGAGGATGATTTCATGGCACTGTTCGACAGCAAGGAAGATTTTAAGCAGTGGGTTGCATATGGTTTCGAGCACGCGCTTCGTTCAGGAACTGTAGATGACGAGTTTTTGCTCGCACCAATCATTGCGAAGCTCACTGAAATTCAGGGCAACGTAAACGTTATTGGAGCCCGAACGCAGGAACACATTCCTAACGGTGGCGAAGAACACCCGTACGGGCTATCTGATAAGGATTTTCTATCTACGCAGATTTCTGATCTAACCAAGCTGGTTTATGACATCCAGCGAATTGTTAAGGGTGAACCGGAGCCGACACCCCCTTCCCAGTAATCCCTAATAAGCCGGTTCGCAAGAGGGATATTAGGGATAGCAATAAAGATAAGATGGAACTCGTTTTATTCCATGAGAAGGCAACCGATTACGAACGTTTCGTGATGAATTATATTGCCTTCTCTGAGTCCGATATGTTTAATGATCGGTCTCAAGTAATGGAGGACGGAGTTCATCGTACTTGGGGAATGTTCCAAATGTCCGACAGGTGGTGGGGTACAAAGGATCAGATTCTTGACATTGAGTACTCTACTGTTGATAGGTTGGAACAATTGCGCAAAAGAAAACTGACCGGTGATCCGACAATTGATGCTTGGTTCATTCAAGGATGGTCAGTTACAAATCCATTCACGTTCAATGATAAATTTTGGGCAGCACCTGAAACACAGAATTATACCAGTCGCCTAGGAAAGATCAGAGACATCATGGCGGATGGTTTGTACTTCACGAATCACCCCGACGAGCACACCCAACTTGTCGAGTATTAATTGACCGGTGCCGCCTCGGCGTGAAGAAGCCGAAAGGTGGATGATCGAGGCGGCACCCCTAATTTTGGAGCCCACCAAATGTATGGACAAAATGTCGCAATGGAAGCTGAACTTCCTCGGATGAAAGAAGTTGCAGCTACTGAACCCACTATTGAAACGGCAACTGAACATATTGAAGAACAGCTAGAGTACCTTGCTAATTCTATTGATAAACTTTCGATGGGTTTGGAGAAATTCCTTCGACCTGGGGATGATAAGGTTTCTCCTTCAAAGGAGTTTATCCCGGATTATCCTGTTAGTTACATCGAAAATCAGCTTTACGGCTATGCAGACAAACTGCAAAGTCTGCGTAATCGTGTCTCAGAAATTCATCGACGCCTCCCGGTCTAATGTCTGACTTCTTCGAGGGGAAGATTTGTGAATGCGAGGTTCCCCGATATAGAGACGGTGGCCCCTGGCCTTTTCCAAGTGATTTCAAAGTTCCCCCAGTTTGCGGGCGCTGTCGAAAATGGTTCAATAACCTTCACGTTTGCTGCAAGTGTCACGAACGGTATTATCAATTCTTTCAACATTCGAGAATGGGTTATCACATTAAGCCTTTGAAGGGATGGTATTGTTGGTCTTGTCTTGAAAAGTGGCTCCCACCTGCGGTGTCGAGTATGTATAAAGAACTCAAAAAGACACCGCCGCCACCGGAAGTTTTGACCCCGGCCCAGGCAGCAAAGTTGCTAGCTCAACCCCAACGAGTTAACGCCTTTGCGGATTTAATTTGAGAGGTCCGTAGTGTCCGTGGATAGAGTCGAATTAACCGAGTGGTTCCGGCTTATCTGGCAGGACACTCCGGGAGCAGTAAAATTCGCTACCCAGAGCGAAAATCTTGAGTGGAAAAATCTAATGTTCGCGTGGCCAGATGCCGCTGAGCGCGTCGTAGATTGGGTAATCGCTCAAAATGGAACGGGCAACGAAGTTTTTTATAGCCCTGCAATGTATTATGACAGATCATCTGGGAAATCTGATAATGTCAAAGGCTCACATGTTTTGTGGGCTGACTTTGATGGCAATGCCCCGGCGGACTGGTCCGAGGCCCACCTGAGCCCACTGAGCCCTTCGCTGAGGGTCCAATCCAGCTCGCCGGGGCACGAACATTGCTATTGGTTGCTCGACCAATTTATCGACAAGCCCACCTTGGAGGATAAAAATCGTGCACTCGCTTATGAATTGCACGCCGACACAAGTGGTTGGGACGCGGGCCAAGTTTTACGACCGCCCACCACGACAAACCACAAGTACTCTAAACCGGAGATATTTGAGACATTTCCTGTCGAAATCATATCCCAATCAAGCGCAATTTTCAACCCTGCATTTATCGAAGCTCCGAAGAACTTTGTCCAGGTCGTCAAAGATTCAATCAATTTCGACAACTTGCCCGATCTTTCCCGGATTTTGGCCTCGCACAATTTCCCGGACGCCTTCTCGGAAGTTTTCTTCAAGACCAAAGAAGACTTACCCGATAAGAAACGAAGCGACACATTACTTGTTGTTGGGTATTACGGGGCAGAAGCGGGTTTATCGGACGATGAAGTCTATGTACTCGTCGAAAATGCGGACTCTCGCTGGGAAAAATATACTCTCAGGACGCCCGAAAACCGCCGGTTTCGTATTGTGGATATTGTGGAACGAGCCCGTCAGAAGTATCCATCGGGAGGTTCCAATCTCGTTGAAAGATTCAATGCCAAAGCACAGGACCAGACTAATACACAAATCGTTTACAAAATGAGAGAATTCATGGAGATAAGGACGGTCTTTACATGGGACTTCACAGGACTCCTAACCAGGAATGGCTCAGGTATCTTGGGCGGGGAACCAGGAGTTGGGAAAACTCAGATTTTGAACCAACTTGCCCTTGCAAATTCTGCTGGGATGAATTTCTTAGCTTGGTCGAATCCGGGCTTGCCCCGACGAACCCTGTATCTTGGGTTGGAAATGCCCACCGTAGGACTCCAGAAATTCTTCCGGGCGACGGAGGAAAATCGAACGGAAGAGCAGAATCGACTAGTCGAAGAAAATCTTCTTATCGCACCGTTAAACACCCCAGTGCCACTCGACACCGAGCCCGGCAGAAAGTTTCTAATTGACCTGGCTGAGAAATACCAGCCCGCTACAATCCTAGTCGACAGTATTTCCAAGGCAGTTTTCAAGAATCTGAGTGACGAAGATGTCGCAAAGCGATTCAACGATTTTATCCAAGAGTTCCGGGAACGTTTTCAGTGCTCTGTGGTTTTTGTGGCGCACACTAAGAAACGTCAGCAAGACCGCAAAGCATCCCAGATGGACCCTCTTAATGACCTGTTTGGCTCTCGGTTTTTGTCTGCCGATTTGGATTTTCTCCTCGGTTTCGGAAAGACTTCGATCCCTGGTGAAATCTATGTCAAGAATGCGAAAAATCGTTACGAGGTCGAATACCCGGATTTCATCATGCGTCGAAACTCAGACCTATCATTTGAAATAGTAGACATTCTAGACGGAGAGAAAGGCGCTGATCTACTTGCCTCTTTTGCTCGCGGACAAGGTTTTGGACGAGGATCTGGCCCACAGCCTCCTTCAGCAGATTTTGGACAGTGGGGATAATGCAAGAGTTGCAATTGACACTGAAACAAACGAAAAAGATATTCGAGATGGACGAGGATACGCATACGGAGTTTCGATATGTGGCCGTGTCGGGGATGGACTTATCTCCTTTTACATGCCATTTCGACATACGAATAAAGGGTCAGTCGGCAATTATGACTTACAGCGGTTTTTGCCGGTGTTGCAACAGATCATTCGCCAAAAAACTGGTGTCTACCATAACGCGAAATTTGACTTGGTATCCCTGCGAACACTTGGCCTTGATGTGGCGGGGTCACGATTTTTTGACACACTCGACCTCTGCCACAAGTTGGATGAAAACCATAAATTCGAGGGATTTTCAGGTGATCCGTACTCGCTCGACGTCTGTTGCCAAAAGTATCTCGGACGATCCGGCAAAAAGAAATCAGAGATTTTCAAAAAAGCGCTAGCAACTCTCGGATGGGCTGAACTTCCACCAGAAGCCCACGGTGAATATGCAGCTTACGATTCGTTCTCAACATACGAATTATTTGAAGCACTGATCCCGTATCTACAAGCTGAAGACCTCTATCCGATCTGGTTACATCGACAGAAATTCATCGAACTAATTATCGAAATGGAGAGCAACGGTGTACGAATTGATGTGGACCTATGTGACGCAATGGCTGAAGAGGGCGAAATCCGCATGGGTGAAATTCAGCAAGAGCTGGGTAAACACCCCAAGACGGGGAAGCTCCTAAATCCTGCGAGTCCTCTTGATTTAGCCTACCTACTTATTGATACGCTAAGACTTCCTGAAATTAAGAAGACTCGTAAGCGTAAAGATGGCAGTGTCGAGGTAACTCGAACTTTCGACAAAGATGCAATGGAGCAGTACGATCAACTGCTTGAACGGATTAATAATCCTCTAGCAAAGTTGGTGTTGGAATACCGTGGATGGCAAAAAACAGTCTCCAGCAACTACCTCCCTTACCTGCATCTTTTGTCGCCGGACGGACGGCTTCGACCAAACTACAAATTGCACGGTACAGTTACCGGTCGTATGTCATGCGAGAAACCAAATCTACAACAAATACCAAGAGCAGGTGCAAAACCGTGGAACGGAAACCTGAAACAGGCGTTCATTCCGGAAGACGGTTATGTACTGATCGAGTGCGATTATTCACAGTTGGAATTTCGTCTCAACGCAGGCTATGGCGAAGAGGCGGCCCTCTTAGAAATCTTCGCAGATCCGACACGCGACGTTTTTCAAGAAATGGCGGATCTTCTTGGTTGGAAACGACAGGATGTCAAGACCTTTGTTTACTCGATCGCATACGGAGCTGGAGCCCAAAGAATTTCCTTCGTATTCGGGGTATCAATCGCAAGGGCAAAGGAACTAATCGCGTATTTCTATAATCTCTACCCAGGTCTGAAAAAAGCTTCCGACATAGCTAGAGGTATTGCCCTACGGAAGGGTAAAGTTCCAGTCTGGTCCGGGCGATACAGGCATTTTCTCAACCCTCAGAGAGATGCACGCAAGGCTCTAAATTCAATGATTCAAGGAGGCGCAGCAGATGTTGTCGAACGAACAATGTTGAGATTGGCGGAGGCTGGTTTTAATGACGGGATACGCAGTCGCATGTTGCTCCAAGTGCATGACTCTGTGGTATTTGAAATTTTACGGGACGATGCCGATGCCGCTAAGCATGAAATCAGTAAGATCATGTCCGACGTGCCATACGACTTCGGAGTGGTATTTCGAGCTGATGCAAAAGAGTGGGGTAAATGATGGGTCAAGATGAAATGATGCAACACGACACAATCCGACAACTCCGAGCTGAAAATGCAAAACTGAAAGAGGGTCTGTTAGAGGGTCTAACGGATCGAGTTGAAAAACTATTGAAAGAGCAAGAAGCCGGATTTCGGGGCGAAAGAAACGTTTTTGCTGAGGAAATCCAAAGACTTCAATCTGAATTGGCAGTAGCGACTCAACAACTGTGGGAGGTTAATAAGACCGTCAAAGAACTTAACAAACGCATGAAGCAGTTCAAAATTCCCAACTACATTACTATCCCGATAAGGACTCAACGTGGCGAAGTCTCTTAACGATTTCAGTAAAGTTTTTCAAGAAATTTATGCTCCTGTACTTAAGAAACAACTTGAGCAGGGTAGCATTATGTTTAGAATACTAGATAATAGAACACCCGAACAAATAGAGATAGATCATCAGAAATACCTTGCCGACAAAGCGAAATTTTGCTGGGACCAACATGACCACTACGACGATTATTTGGAATGTGGCAAGAAAAAGGGTCATAAAGGCAAGCATAGGGCAATCGAAGGCGACATTACTCTTACTTGGGAGAACAAGAATGGCGAATGAGTATGTATTTTTGGATCTTGAGACGACCGGATTGGATGAAAATTTAGGATCTGTCCTCGAACTTGGAATTGTCGTAGCTGACATTAATCTTCAACCTATTGGATCTTTTCAACAAATACTCCAATTTGATGATCCGCGATATGAGTACGAAAATTGTGGAATTGATGACTTCGTTATTGACATGCACACAAAAAATGGACTTTGGGATATCTGCGCCGAAAGTTACACCGTTCGCGCTACGGCTGAATTAGCTGCACTAGATTTCCTAGCTGACTATTCAGAGCCCAAGATTATTGAACTGTCGGGTTCGACAATTTCGTTCGATAGAGCTTGGCTTAAGAAGCATATGCCCAAGCTTGAAAATTGGTTCCACTACCGGAACATTGATGTATCAAGTTATAAGGCAATGTTCAAGAAGTACAATCTTCCAGAACGACCAGTAAAAGCTGTCGGAGCCCATCGAGCAGTGTCGGATTGCTATGACTCAATCCATGATCTTAGGTATTATCTCCAGTACCTCGGCGTTTTACCCTCGGAGTAATAATGAAGGAGTTGTGGGCAATTGACCCCGGAACGCACTGCGGCTTGGCAATCTTTAATGCAGAGAATGGACAACTTATTGAGTGTGAGAAAATCGAGTACGGACCTCTTATCGACCGTCTTGACGCTATCCAGACAAATCAGGTCACTCGATTCGTTGTTGAAGAATTCATTTCCAGAGGACGAGTCACTCAAGGAAGCCGCAATGAAGCTTCGCAGGTTATCGGAGCAATTACACTTGTCGCTCGACGGCTTGGGGTGGCAGTTGTCAAACAAAATCCAAGCGATAGACTCATTGGCGCAAAATGGACCCAAGTAAAAGTTCCAAAGGGTCACATGCCAGATGATATGAGCGCTTATCTTCACGGAAGTTTTTACCTCATCAAGAACAATATCAAACCCACCGCTCTAGAAAGGTCCCGCAATGGGAATCGAAGCAAACCTGTACTGTAGCCGACATGGCAGCGTTACTAAGGAAAACAGTTACATTGACGCTAATGGCACCCTTCGATGCAACTTTTGCAAACTTCCAACACCAGAATTAAGTAAGCCCATTAGCAAGTCTGCTAAGAAAGCTGCAAAGCTTTTGAGTGCCGCAAATCACGAAAATACCCTCGACCCTGGGGATCCATTTGACAGTGTAATTCTCAAAATGGTGGAGGTTAATCGTGCCAAACGACGGGACTACGCCCTCGATGGAGAATTCGATTCTAATTTTACCGATGTGGCCTTTAATCTTGGCATTGATGATTTTGGTAATGTGGAGTCTGCGTATGTTCTTCTGCTCACAAAGGTGGCTCGCATTCGTAGCCTACGAAAAAACGGAAGGATGGAGGACCCCTCCAACGAATCCGTCGTGGACACTTTCGTTGATCTGGCTAACTATGCTGTCCTTTGTCTTGCTATGATTCAGGAGAAACAAAGTGGCAACTGATATTTTTTACGCCGCTCAATTATTTTCCGAATATGCAATAACACAATTCCCAACTCAACTTCTGGGTAAAGAATTTATAAGACTCCTTCGAGAATTTTTCCGTGCTCTCGATGAACAAGAAGAAGACATTATTTCCATTGAATGGGACAAGTTCAAGATGGTGATGGAAAACGGACTAGAGCCTGATGGGGAAGGAGATCTTCTTGATGTAAAGGTTCTTCGTATTACTCTCCCAATTAACAAAAAGCAACTATCCGTGTCGGAAATGGAAGAGAAGATCCGTGGACTTGTCACGACTCAACGCAAAACAGAAACAAGTGATGGCAGCATGGGAAGCGATGGACGAGGATTCTCGGCCTGATCTTGAAACCATGCTTGCGAAGTATTCGACAGCCGCACAAAAGGCAAAGGCGCCCACGAAAATTCCAGAGCAAAAAGCGGCGATCCTCCGGGAGAATCGAGCCGTCATCATGCATCTAGAAAAGAGAGGGGAGCTAGTGAAGGTAATTTGCTGGCAATGCAAGAAAGAATTCGCAGCAGATTACCTATATGTCAGGCTCTGCTCAGATGATTGCGCAGCACAGTATTTGTGGGATCAGCAACAAATTAGATGGGACCCGGAGAAAGATCCAGATGAACGCTGGGGGTTTGGAATTCCCCCAGCTATCATCACTCCAAAAACGTGGGCAAAGATGCAAGACTGGGCCAAGCGAATTCTAGCGGTTAAATCTCTCGATGAGTTTCGGGGTCTTCCGGTAGAAAATAAAGTTCCGGGTATTGAGGCAAAGCAGGAAATCGAGACTGATAATACTCAAGTGCCTTTTTCAGATTCAGATTCTCATACTCAGGCTGTGGTGTCGGCAGCAAAAGCTGGTCTATACGATGAAGATTTGCGTCGGCTACAGCATGAATATAATCGAACACGAACGAATATACAGATGGCTCGACAGGCTCATTCATTACCGCCCACCAGGAAAAATCAGTTTTCTGACTTGTTGTAATTGAGCACGTTCCGCTTCGGTTTTGCCACCCCAGACTCCGAAAACTTGATTTGTCTGGAGAGCATATCGTAAGCAAGGTTTCATCAATGGGCAACGATGGCATATCTGCTTCGCTTCCCAATTGGCCATTCGCCTTTTTTGACCTTTAAGGCCATCCGCGTCAGCAAAAAATTTACTGACTGACTCCCCTGCGCACGCTGCAATTTCCATCGGTGATGTCAATTGCTTAATTGGGTTGTTTGACATGTACCTATGGTATCATAACCTCAGCGTGCCGTAGGAGCCGGTTTGGGCCTGGTGGGCAGTCCTAACTCGCGCACACTGGGAACGTGAAAGAAAAACCCCGGGCTTGGGTCACCCGGGGTTTTTCTATGTCTAGATATTTAGATGTACTCCCCAGGCATAACCTGAACTCACTTCCGAGGCTGAAAGTTTTCGTCTTCGTGCGGGTTTTCCGGTATCGTAGGATTCAATAATTTCGCCATTACCAACGTATATAGCGATGTGCCCGACCTGTAGACCACGACTACCTCCATTATTGAAGGCAACCAAGTCTCCCGGTGTAAGTTGGGCAACCGGAGTTTTCTTTCCAAAGAAAGCTTGCTCTTGTGCTGTACGCGGAAGACGAACTCCCAACTGTAGGTAAACTTGCTGAACCAGACCCGAACAATCTACACCAGTCTTGAGATTATTTCCGCCCCATACATACCCGACACCAGAATTCATGTAGGCTGTAGCTTTTTGAATTGCCGACAGGCGAACGCCACCGACAGAACTCGTTGAGGCTTGATTTCCGACAGTAACAGTTTTTGCCACGATTGAATTTTGAACAGGCGGCGCAGAAGCTGGCACAAATTGACGGTACGCGCCAGACTTATAAACCGACCAGGCTCCTAGCCCTTGTGAATTATAGATTGCCCATGCAGCTTTTGCAGATTGAATCGGATCAAAAGGATTTGTCGGATACCAAGAATTACCCTTGTGCACAGAGTTAATCTGAAACAAGCCTTGATCAATTGTTCCATTGCTATTCATATGTGTAGCGTTGGGATTCAAGCTAGATTCTGCGTGAGCGATTCCGATAAATGTCGGAATCAAATTCTCTGGGAATCCAGCCGCTCTCAAAACATTTGCTACACCCTGATCACCCCCACCGCCCCATCCAGCACCTGAGCCTTGATTTTCAATTCCCGACATATCCATGCCGGAAAAATCACCCATGCTGTTCATTGCATCATTAAATGCAGCCTGTCGGGCGCGCTCAGCTTTTGCTGCTGCAAGTTGCTTCTGGTATTCTGCCTGCACTTGCGATGAAACAATTTGCCCGGCCAGGGCTTTCTGGCCAATTTCCTTGATAGGCGTCAAACGATTTAGATACGTGTCGACAGTAAGACTGTCGGCCATCGGATTAACAATTTGCTTCTGTTTTTGTTCTTCAATTGCTTTTTGGCGCGCTTGATCCCGCTTTTGCCACCAGAGGCTAGGATCGAATCTTTCTTCGATCGGAGCTTCCTGGTCGGGCATTTGAATTTGGGATGTTGGTCTTTTCGGCTGGGGTTCAGTCGTCAGATCAAAAAGCGATGCGGTCACTGACGTTCCTTTCCAGCGATAACTTTATACGACGGCTTGCCGTAATTTTGAATCCCGAGCCCAGTTAAGAAGTTCGCCATCTGCTCATTAAAGAATCGGTTCTTATCTCCAATTTCGACAGCTCGCTGAGGGTCCATAAATCCAGAACTTGCCGACTGACCGGAAATTGTCGACACCTGATTTAGTATCGGAAGCTGTTGATCAACATAGTCCGACACATCAGCAATATGACCCCCAGTGCCCAAATTTGTCCGGGTAACAAGGTCAACTGGAGCTTTAAGCACAGGGTTGAGCATACCAGCCAAATTGCGACCGATATTTCCATTGAGTGTATCACCTAGGATTCCCTCCTGAGGCGAACCAATATTGATCCCGTAGTTACCAACAATCGGACCAACAATGTTGTCAGAGATGAACGAGGGGAAGAGCTTATCGTCTGGGAAAGGATCAGAAATGCTTTCAGGATTAAGACCCATCGCGATAGCTGCATTTTGTTCTACCTTGAAGAGTCCAGTGACCCTACCGGGCTTAGATACCATTGTGCCCAAAACAACAGGTGCAGACTGACGAAACCAGGAATAAAAGGGGAAAAGACGCCGTAGATATTTGGTTTCAAAGGGAGTCAAACCTTTCACGTCAGGATGAAATTTACGAACCTGGATTCCAGCTTTTTCCGCGTCCATGCCCCGTTCGAGCAAAGCCCAAAAATGAGCGAGTCGACTAAATTGACCCTCATTTTCCGACACCTTACCCATAGCGTGCATATACGGATTATGCGTCAGCTTGTGCGCAATTCCGCTAACCTCTTCAGCAATATCCTCACGAACCAAGTAACTCTGAAGCAGGCCCTCTTTATGTGCCATCTGGTAAAAATTGGCGTAGCTAAGAGGCTGACCTTTGTAGGTCATTGTCGTAGCCGCACCATCAGTTGAAGGAATTATATGCTCGTGGGAAATATCTACATTGTTGGCCTTAAGTTTTCCACCAGCCTCCATCGCCTTTTTTGCCTCGCGATAAGGCTTGACACCCATGACTCCATCGAACATCGCCATAATAATGTCCGACACCAAGTTACGAGAATGATGGCCGGGCCGTGCAATTGTCATGTAGGGCTTCCACAATTGCATGACCGGGTCAATCACATTATTTGCCGCCCACGCCATTCCGCCTTTTTCACCACGGAAAGTTGTGGAGGCACCGGCGAGTTCATCCAGGCGTTGAATGAACTCGCCAGCTTCCTTAGGATAGAAAAGATCCTTGTCGATGAAATCTCCAAGTGTCGAAGTTTCATTGGAACGCAACTTCACCCAGCCTGGCTTGGGAGTTGCGCTACCGAATTTAGAAGCTAGCGCGCCGACTGTCTGGCGGGCTTCCGTAATCAACGCGGCCGCGTTTATACGTTCTAAATCGGACAAGGGATCTTTCATATCCCAATTACGCGGTTGCTCGGCGAGCTTGGCGTAATCTCCACCGGCTTTCGTTAGATCATATCGGAATGGTGAGCCTTTTTCCTTCAAGGCTTTATTTACCGATTCGACTGAGGCGCCGTTTCTCCAGAGTCGACCCATTAAACCGTTGTCTAATGTATGATCCAAGACCCCCCTTAGATCATTCCATGCAGCCAAAACATTAGCGTCAACGGGCATTTCACCGTTACGCCATGCAGTATGCGCAGCAGAAACATTCTCCTTACTATGCTTCTTATTTATCTCAGAAAGCCTTCTACGGAATTGATTTGCGTCCTCGTCTGCTCGGGAAATTCCCTTGCGGAGCGCATTTGCAAGATCACCTGTTCGATAGCCGAATTGAAAAGCATTTCTGAAAGGATGAAGAAGACGGTCCAAGTACTCGAAATTCTGAACATCGACTTTTTCTCCAACCGTCAGATAAGGAACATTATGCTCGGCGGCAAAAGCCTCTGCGTCTCTCTCAACGGCGGGCAAGAGGTTTCGAGTTCTTTTAGCTGCTTTTTCGTCAGCGGCTTTTCCGTGCTTGATTCTGTCTCGCTCAGTAGCTTTCGCAGCTCTGGCGAACTTAATGTCGGCCTCCGGTGCGATTTTTGCGACGACAGGTGCAAGATCTTGGACTGCGAGATGCGCGGCATTTTCAGATGCTCCAATCTTTTGTGCAGAATTAGCTACATCGACACCGACACTACCAAGTGCATCGGTAGTTTGTCGAACACTTCCGTGTTCAAGCGCAGCGATAGCATCATTCGCATGGGTCGTAGAAATTGCACGCGCGTCGGTAGCATCTTTTTTCGCAAACCGCTTAGCATTCTCGACAAGTTTCAGACCAAGCTGATCAGTATTTAACAGAAGCGCACGTGCAGCTTTTTCAAGATGGCCAGCTTTTTCAATTGCTCGCATTCTTGTTGCTTTTGGATGAGTCGCATCACGCATAGCTTGAACGACCGACCCTAAAGCATCGGCATTTGCGACGCCCAGCTCCTTCATACGGAGGGCAGTTGCGGCACCCGCGTTAATCTGTGAAGGGTACAGGTCACGAGCTTGTGCTGACCCTCCAAAATGCACCTCTTGAACAATTTCGGGCGGAATAGACTCCAAAACATCAGCAGTCGACAAGTTATAGGTTGTTTTGTCAGCCGCCACAATTTCAGGAATTCGACCTTTCGCCTCCTGCGCATCAGTATATGCACGCATTTGAGGAATTACCTCATCGTACATTGCTTGTGCACGAATTCCCTTGGACTCCGGTCCAGTAATTCCGGCCGCCCGTGTCTTTGCTGCGGCAGCAGAATTTAGGCGCTGAAGTTCAGAGCCCATTTCATAACTATTCAGCTTTGTCGGAGTCGCAGTATCCCGAGCAATATTCGACACAGGAGCTTCACGATGAATCGGAAGTTCCGACTGTGCAATTAATTTGTCCGCAAGACCAGGCTGCTCCATATCCGCCAGAGGTGAAACTTTTTGCTCCTGTCGGGCAATATCCAGTGGCGTAAATGGATCAGCTTTAATATGCGCCATGAGCGCATCATTTTTGGCGTGAGCATCAAGATTGAATTTGGCAGCACGATCTTGCGCAGAAGTTGCAAGCGCGTCAAATTTTGCAGGAGTGAGGTTGTCCTCGACCGACAACTGACTAAGTTCTGGTCCTAGGTGAGCCTGCAATTCTTCAGGAGTGTACTTAGCAAAAAGCGGATTATCTTGGACCGCCGCAGTCAAATCTTCAGGTGTCTTAGTGAATGCAGGCTTCGGTGCAGCTTCGAGAATCTTCTCAGCATCAGCGACAGGGACTTTTGCTCTCTTCGCAAATTTAGCAGCCGCAGCCGCACCGCCAGCAATTCCATTTACAGGGTCAGCAATAAGATCCCACGACAAGCCACCAATTCCCTTGACAGCATTTCGGGGACTCGACACAGCATCAGCAATTGGTGCAGCTCCGACACCCAACATCGGACCCGACATGCCCAAAATTTGGGATGCGAGTCCAGCACTTTTTGACCACTGACTGTCAGATTCTCCCCAACCAGGCTTTAATTGCTCATCAATCAGGGTCGCGCCGGAATCTTTTCGATCCCCGACAAGGTTTGCACCAGCTCGCTCGAAAGGATTTTCGGCTGCCGTCTTAGGCTTTGATCCAAAAAGAACATCGACATTATTCGCAGTCGCGGCGGCAAACCCCGTTACTGCATTGAGCGGTCGGGACAGGTAATCCAAGATTGCAGAGCCCAGATTAAAACTTTCGGGCTGCTGAAATTTATCCCCAGGACCCCAATCTTGCACCGAAGTCGCGTCAAGACGGGAAGGCGCAGAACTAATTGCGCCCGCCCGCCCGATTCCTTGCAGACTAGTGATATAAGCATTAGTCATTGCCGCTAATTGCGCTTTGCGGCTATTGGCGTCAGCCATTATTGTCCTTACTTGAAATTAGCGTTCCAGAACGCTTGCGCAGCCGCTTGTGCTGCTCGGGCATTCAACCCCTTTTTCGCAGCTTGCTGAGAAATGTACTGGACATATGCGTATTTATTTCCGACAATCGACTGGGCATCTCCAGTCGCAGCGGCAATTCCAGAAGTTAGTTGATTAACAACGTCCCAATATTGCTGAGCCATTCCATTATTTCCACCGAGCGCACTAGCAACTTGTGCAATCCCCTGAGAAACGGGATCTTGGTCACCAAAAGCTAGCGAACTTTGTGAACCCTGACCCTGAAGTTTTTGCTGATCGAGACGCAATTGTGCTTGATCTGTTGCGCCCTTCATAGCCTGCTGTGCTAATGCTAAATCATACTCCCTGTCGGAATTAGCCTGAGCACGATTATCACTCGACAACTGGTAAGCCATTGCAGCTTGCTGCTGTCTTGCCTGATTTGCTGCTTGCTGCTGCTGGAATTGTGCCGAATATTTATCTTGATACTGACCATATTGAGCCTGCTGAAGCGCAAAATCTCGATCCTGCATCGCCTGTGCAATTTGCAATGCTACAGAACTTTGGTCCCCCGCAAGATTTTGACGCTGCTGGTCGTAACCCGACAAGGCTTGACCCAAATCATTTAGCAAGCCCTCTCGACTTACAACTCCCTGCGTCCGCTCCGCATTTCCCACGTTGGCCATATAATCTTGCTGACCCTGACCTTGCTGGGTAATTGCAGCCTGCTGCGCTGCGCCCTGCGTTTGAGCTTGCGATTGATTCCAAGCCTGATCACCAGCACCTCGTTCCAAAACATCTGAACCGGCCTGCCCCTGACCTAATTGTTGCAAGAGCCCAGCCATCTGATTTTGTGATGAAGCGTAAGTATCCCCGATACCCTTCGACAAATCCTGAGTATGCTGTCCCTGCTCCTGATTTCTCGCCGCATATTGTGCAGCGGTGTCGGAAGCAGTTTTTGCGATGGAGTTGACAAGATTATTATAAAGTCCAGCAGTCATAGAATCTGATCGAGAATACTGATTACGAGCATTTTCAGTGGCGGTGTCGATTGCAGAATAACGAGGGCCGTAGGCAGCCGCAGCTTGGGCATTAGCCTGATCCGTAAAATCTTTCAGAGAAAGTTGTGGTGGAGCATATTCAAGTCCTGCATCCCCAGTATCTCCCAAATCACCAAGTCCAGGATCTTGCACAGAGGTATTCTGCTTAAATCCTCCGACAGAAGCAGAAGTTTTCGGCCCGCCACTCCCACGAACTTGATTTGCAATTCCTTGCGCAATTGACTGAACCGGAGGCGTCAAAGTATTGACGATACCTTTACCGATACTGGCAGCCTTATTTCCGATACCCGCATAGCCGGAACCCATAAGAATTCCGGCAAGAGTTTTCCCTAGCGTCGAGCCGGGAACACTGTTTTTGTTATTCGGTGAATAACTCGACCCTGCGCGCGTTGCAGTTCCTGACACAGTTCCAGAGCCGCCGGGTCGCTGAATTGATTGCGGTCCCGGAGAATAACCCCCAGCAACTTGAGCCGCTGCACCAATTCCAGCACCACCCCGAGCGGCATCAATCTTTAGCCGAATGTTAATCGGAGCGGTGCCACGACGATACGCAAGAATTTCATCGCTGCCGATTCCGACAGTAAGAAGCCGTCGAATTTCGTCATCTGTCAGATCAGCCATATTTACACCTTCTCGCGCTGAATCACATTCTGCCTACCGGGCGAAACCTGATCAATATTCACGCCAAGCCTTGCAGCAATTGCGGCCACGGCATCGGATTGAGCCGCCAAATCTGTTGAATTCTGCTGCCCCTCGAAATTCCGACGGTTCAAATCTTGGGTGTCTCCCCAGTTCTTCTGATCCGTCAAAACACCTTGGCGCCGATCATTAAAATCGTTGTTCAAATCACCCTGAGCCTGTGCGTATAGACCAGAATTATACAGACCGCGACCGGCAAAATCACCTTCGTTGCCTGCAAAACTTTGACCGTATGCAGTACCGGTTGCCGTCGGATCCCAACCAGCAGGGTCAGGATCGTTATTTCCTGTCAACATTTTACGCAAGCCAGACTTCGGGACAGAATCTCTCCAGCCCATCTGACGCATATTTGTATTGACAGTGCCATCATATTGAGCTTTTGCAAGACTCTGCTGCGCATCAAAATCAGCCTTGGCACGCGCCAATTCTGCCTTCTGCCGCTGATAAGTTGGATCAGCTAGCGGGTCCGGGATTGTAATATCTTCCATAACCGGCCCAACGGGAACCGGATCAGGAACTGAACCCCCTCCAGCAAAACTTCCACCAGCACTACCAGAATAATTACTAGACCCAGTACCACCACCCGAAGAACTTCCACCGCCGCCTCCACCGCCACCTGAAGAAAACGAAGATCCGCCACCAGAAGATGAAGAGGAAGAACTTTTAACCGGTGTACCAGATTGTTTCAGAGGCACCGCAGCTTGTTTCATAGGCTGCTGAACTTTAAGAGGTGCGCTTACCGGAGCAGGCGCCGCCTTCTTCATTGCCATTTGCGTAGCCATTAGTTGCCCCTCTTAAATAGCTTCATCTTCCGGGAAAGAGCTTCAGTTTGTGCAGCTCTTGGATTGCTTGGATTTTGCTTCAAAGGTGTCCGTCTATCCTCTGGATAACTATTAACACCATAGGGATTTTGAGGTGTCGGCGGATTCTCTCCCCATTTTTTAAGCGGGCGTTGACCACTATTTGGCTTCATTACCATTTCACACCGCCGTTGTCGGAGAAAGCGCTGCGGAGGACATTAACTGCCCCTGCTGCTGAGCCTTCATTTTTCTGAGTACCGCATCTTTCCGTGCTTGCGCCAACAAATCTCGCTCTTGATAGCCAGATTTATCCAGCAGACCCATCGCATGAGGCGAAGTTGAAGCCCCAAGACCATAAGTTTTTGGCCCCGCTGCATAAGGTGTATACGCATCGGGTTTATCAAAGGAGAGCATATTCTGATCGTAGGGCATTAGTTTGTCTCCTTAGGAACACCCTGCGCTTCTCTTATGAATAGTACCAGATCGAAGATTTTTACTGAGGAATCTGCCCCATTGGTACTAGCAACTGCCGGGGTGCTGATGGTGAAATAGACTTGCCGAAACCTGATTTTGTTACGAAAAATCTTGATGTACTTATTGGCGTAGTCACCCAGCGCAGGAGAAACGTTGGTTGTATAGATGAGGAAATCGTTATCATCCCAGTTCCCGGGTGAGTTCCAAATATAATTGGCAGCTTCAAAATCCCAACTGTTATTCTGCGAAGCGTTGGGAATTTTAACCGTGGACGTAATAACACCTGATGTGGCAATATCTATAGCACCATGAGACATCGCCTTAAATTGCTGAGGCAGCTCAAAGTTCATGACCTTAGTTTGAATCGAGCAGGTAAAAGTTTCTCCCGACCCGACAGCTGTTACTCGATCATCACGGAAGAAGTAGATTTTTCCGGGATCAGAACTTGAGGCGGAATGCATATATGCGGTGTCGAGGCCCAAAGATGCCGTTGGTACAACGACAATTTTGCTGAACTTTCGGGTTGTGTCCCACTGTCCCCAACGTTTTGTCCGCAAAGCGTACACATAGAGTCTGGCATAATACCTCACAAATAGACGGTCCCGGAAAAGGGTTAATCCATAGGTGTCGGCGGCAGAAAGAGTTACGTCAAGAACTTGAGTCATCGCTACTGGAGCGGAAATTCTTTCGTAAGTGGAGTTAAAGAGTTCATACACAGCATTATCGTGCAAGACGTATACCGTGTTACTGTTCCAGACGACAGCGCAGTTAATAGCGGGCACGCCAATCCGTCTGTCGATATTCGAGAGATCCGCTTGGCTTGGGAGTTTTGAGTAGTTGAATCGCCACGTTGAATGCTCTTTGAAAATGATAATGTCATTTGACAAAGTCACCAGGTCTACGAGTTTTTCGCCATCACCAGGAGAAACGTCGAAGTTATCCGAGCCGTTCCACGTAAGAGGATCACCGACAGCACAAAATTTTACCCGAGCGGTGTTGCTTGTCGAAGAAATTCCGCATCCGACAAAAAGACGTTCTTTGTAGAGAGTTACAGCCTCACCTTGAGGAATTGCAGCTACCGACGTATAGGTAACCACTGGTGAAGTGGCATCAAAATATCCCCCGTTCCCAGCAGAACCGGGAGCGGGAATGAGCCACATTTTATTGTTGTACTGAATTACTGCGACACAAGTTAATGTCGCGACAGCAGCGTCAGCAACTCCAGAGCTTGCGGTGATGAGCCTGACTTGGCCATTGACTGAGACAACCAGAAAGATTCTCCCGTCGTTAGGGATATATCTTCCAAGGACTCGAATTCCGGTAGTTGGGCTAATTCCCGTAATTGTGAGCGGCTGAATTGCAGGGCGGTTGACGAGCGTTCCATCTAGGTCTACCTCCAAATTGACAAGCGAAAAAACTTCCTTGTCATCAATTGCTTCTCCAAGCCCAGACGAGTTACGCATACCACCCGAAAATGGCCCGATTTTGACAGGCTGAAAATTTGATGTCATGCGTAATCCCCGTAGTAATAATCGTCGGGATCGTCCAAGAGCGCATTTTGCCCGACAGATGCATCAGGGCGGTTATAGGTTTGCTTCAAGGAGTCTTCAAAAAGAGTGCGAGTTGCAGCAGCCGCTTGGTAATCCTCGTCAAGTTCTTGAGCTTTCGCCAGAACATAACTAAGCACCGGAGCATAGTACATATCAGCGAGAGGAAAAATATCCGACAAGGAGGTTACATCTGGAGGTTTGACGGTCGCGTAGACGGTAATAGTTTTAACCGAACTAGGTGTAGGGTAAAGAAGAAAAGTATTTTCCCAATCCGCCCAATACTGGGGATCGCCCTTGACATTTACAAAGGATGCACCAAGCTGTTCCATTGCATTTTCAAACGCAACCCGACCAAGCATAGTATTATCCCACTTAATCCCAAAAATTGTCTGGGATCTTGCAGGATAAGTATAGGTCTGCTGATTTGCAACAGAGTTCTGAGTGTATGTTCCACGACTTGCCTTCGGGTCTTTTGTGATAACCTCCAAGATGGCCAAGTTTGTCCAGCGGATAATCTTTGCAGTGTCGATCTGGACAGACGCAACGTCGCCAAATTGTTCGGTAATATAAGTTGCGATATTACCAATGGTGTAAAGACTCGGAGACTGTGGCATTAGCTTCTATACACCTTTCCGTTATGCACATACTTATTCAGCTTTGATTTAAGAATTGACTTGGCAATTTCACTCGCCTCGGCCAATTCTTCCTCACGCTTCGCAGCTTCAAAAAGTTGTCGGGCCATTTCATTTGCTTCAAGCTGATCAGCAAGTGGTCGACCTTGTCGAGCCATATCTCCAGCGATTACCCGAGCATAAAGCAACGGAGTAATTTCACTCTCTCGCAGGTAG